AATCCTAGCTTTTCACCTTTTCTAGTTTTAGTGTTTCCGCTGTTTAATATTTTCATGATGTTCTTTGGTTTTATGGTTTCTAGTAGAAATCAAGGTGGCAATTGTTATCGATCCAGTCATAGGTAGCTTTAAGACAACGAGCGTGTCTTTCAATTTCGCTAACTCTTTCTTCAATATTGCCAACCTCTAGTCCGTCTTTAAGATGCTCTAGAATGTAGTTTATATGGGTTTCAATGCCTACCCATGCGAATGATGCCGTGTCTTTGTTTTTATTCATAATGTTTATTTTTGGTTTGTTAGTTTTGGTGATAAAACGACTCAAGGTCTCGGACAAAGTGAATGATGTCATCCCTTGAGGGATTATGAGATAAAACATATTCCGAAAGCATAGCGGTTATGCTTATCTGATTTTCTATCCGCCAGTTTCTCACATGAGTAATGTTCCCATTTAGTAGAGACTCGATAGCTTCTTCGATCGTTTCCATTAGCTTATAAATACAAAAGATAAAAGTAGAGAGAGACTCCCCCCAGTATCCAAGCACTAATCAAAATTAGTGCGAAAAGGAAAAGGTGAAGTGATGAAGGACGAAGGCACGGCTTGCGTCTATTGCGTCTAGAATAGTTTTTGATTATCATTTTTCGATTAGTTGGATTTCTGATGCTTCAAAAATGTTTAGATTTGCGAGGATGTATGAAGCTCGGGATAGTTCAGCCAAAAATCCCCTTTGGAACTCCGCAACAGATCGCCCCGTGGAATGATGCATTTGATTAGAAATGAAACAATGGATTGCGTAGGCAGTCTTTTGTTTACCGAGATCTTCCAAGGCTTGAACTCTCCCTTCGTAATTTTCCCACTCTTGCAAATGGGTTTTGTGGATTTTCCAAGCATTAGGATTCTCCGCCTCAATAGAAAGAAGAGCATAGTCATTAAATCGTTTTTTCATATGTTCCGTTTTTGAGGAAACAGCTTCAAAGCGGTTTTGAATATATTCGTATATTGTGTTTTCTTTTATCATTGGTTTGATGGTTTAGGTTTTAGGATCAGTCAACTAGTGAAGATCCTTGTGGAATATCATCTATGACCTTGAGACCATAGGACTCTGAAATTGCAATCAGTTCGGAAACCCAAAAAGACTGTTCACGATGATTGTAAAACATGCCAGCGGAATCGCGAGCCCATGAAGCGGACTCCGTTACCTTGTCGCCTTGTCGGCTTCTGGTGATAATGAGGTCGCGATGGTTCCCCTTAAATTTACCCTTAGTGAAAGGATCGTATTGTGGGCGTAGCATTTCAAGTAATTGTATTTTTTTCATATGGTTTGATGGTTTGGTTTTAGCTGTTAATTCTGACATGCTCTTTCAATTCCTCTATGGACCGCATGAATCCCGTGATCGTGATGATATCTTGATGCTCATGCTTTCCAGAGTTTTGAAGACGGATAAGATCTTCAAATAAGGCAAGCCATTCGGGAGATTGTCGGAGTGGTCGAGTTGATTTCATGTGTTTTGATGTGTTAGGATATCTGATGGTCTCATCAGTAAGGTAACAAACCTTAGACGGCCAAAGGGCCGTTTCGACCTTTAGAGGTTTTCTGTAATTCTTTTCTCATTCCGCTCATCATCACCAGCGTAAAGAGCAAGACCGCATAACTCACCATCAGCATCTACTGGGGCATAGCCTTCAATTCGATCCATCTTTGACTCATCAGCAATAAACCAAAGATAGATCGAATTTGAAGTCTCTTCAAAGTCCGCATCATTTAGCTTGTTGATTCTCTTGCCAGTAGAATCCGAGTAGATATTCAAATTTGCCAAAGCCTTCCAAGGTGATGATCCAAGAGACCATCCAAAGTGGTGTAAAGCTAAGTATGTGGATCCTTGCGAGTTAACGTAGTGTTTTGTTTTCATGTTTTCTGATGGTTTGGTTTGGTGTCGATGATTAGGCGAAAATTTCGTGCTTGTGGAAGTATTCTTGAACCTCTGGCGAATATTCCGAAAGCAGCTCCCCGATGCTTCCTGCCCATAAGGCATAAAAATTGGACTCAGCCCCCGCCTCTGGCTCGTTATATTTAATGTCCCATTGACCTTTCTCCTTGAGGGTATCAATGGCGTTTTGCTCCCCTGCCGAAAACAATTCAAAAGCTATGTGATCACAAGGGTTTCTGGAGGTTTCGATGTCTTTTGAGATGTCGTTGATTTGTTGCTTATAGGTCATGGCTCAAAGAGAGATATCGGATCTTTTAGAGAATACAAAGCAAAAAACACTCTGTAATGTTTTTTCTTACAAAGGGGTGTCACCACGCAAAAACTTAGCCAAGGCTAATTTTCTTATACTAGGCTAATAACCGGCACGGCTCGGTCACCTTCTGAATGGGTAACATCACCCATCAAAAACATTCAATATGTTTTGATGAACTCGGCATCCTCAATGCCTTGCGTAGCCAAAGAGACCACCCCCCTTGCGTCATTGCGATAGCGTGGTCAGATCGGTCCTATTTGAGAGACCCAAGGGGGGTAAATTTCAAAACTCGATACGTATATACCCCCTCATATTTTTGCACCAAAACAAAACCTTAAGAATCCTCAAACAACTTACGGATCTTATCGAACTCCTTTTTGAGTTCTTCTTCTACTCTGACGCTTTCGAGGTCGCACTGGACATCTTCAAGGATCGTAGGGATCATTCCGAGGCTTGCGTAGTGGTCATCGGTGACTGTGTAGACCTTTGACTCTCCGTTGAGTTTGAAGCCAAGCACAAAGTGTTCTGTGTGTTCTGTGAGTTGTCCAAGGATCTTCACAAGGATGTTGTGAGGATAAGGGTATTCCTTTTCTTTGGATTGGGGAAAGTCTTCTTGTTGGCTCATCTTTTGAGTTGTGAGTTGGGGTTCTTGTTGTGAGTTCTTCTTTCACTCATCCTTAGCTCATACTATAAGATATTCTAAGTGTAGATAATAATAAACCCTCTTAGACCTTATTTCATAGATAACTAAGAGTATAACTATTATAAGTTCACTTAAAGTCCCTTATAGATACTTATAGTAGTCCCCTTTTCCTTTTCCCCTATATGGGCCTTATTTGGTTGTTATTCATTATAAGGGACTTATGGATTGTTATCTTTATGGGGTGGGAATGAGGATTGATGTTATAGCTTTAGCGTAAGCCTTTGAAAGTTTGTTACGGCCTTTGGTGCTTTTGAAGAACTTCCATTCTGATTTGTTACTGCCGAAGAACGGCTCACAGATCACAGAGGGTGCTTCAGTGTGTTTAAGAAGCATACCACCTCTTTGAGATGAGTGACTTATGGCTTTTATTGTGCGGTCTTTATGGCTTTTAGGGAAAAAGGATTTGAAGGCACTTTGTAGTTCTTCTGCTGCTTTCTTTCCCTTTTTGGATGAGTGCCAGTAGATATTTTCGTAGCCACTTGCTTGAGGATTGTAAAACGAGTTGAAGTGAAGTTCGATTACAAGGTCGTATTCAAGTTTGTTAAGGTCTTTGGAAAGTTGAAGGATTGCCTGGGTATAGGAGTTTCCTTTGTATTTATTGAACACTGAGGTTTTGATTGGGGAGTCCTCAAGGATCTTTTGGGTTCTTTGGGCGATGTCGCTGTTGTAATCCCACTCGGATGTGGATGAGTCCAATGTCATCGCTCCGTTGTCCCCGCTTCTACTGTGTCCCACCAGAATAGCCACAGAGGGCTTCAGGATGCCCTTGGAGGGCTTTGAATCCTTTTTAGGTGTGGAGAGTCCAGAACGACCCCCAAAGGGCTTAGAAGTGATTCTGAGGCTATAAAGTATCTTTTGGATAAATTGGTCTATAATGTTCATATCCAGTTATGAGGGGAAGGGTTGGATGAAGTGCGATTGTAGTAGGCATCAGCGTATCTTTGAAGCTCCTTGTCGATCTTGTCGCTTTTGCGATCGTGGATCTTTCTGTCAGCATCTTGAGCCATTTGTGTAGTCCAATAAGAAACAGCCATTGAAAGAGCATCCAGCCTATCATCGTGAGTTAACGCTCCCTTTTCCCGTGTGAGTCTGGAAAGCTGGAAGATCAACTGGTAACGCACTTGGGACTCCAAGGGGTATTTCATGGCCGTCTCGTAGTCGCTTTTGATTACCTTGGGGTCGATGACAAGCCTGTGCTGGTTCATCACGGGTTCAAGGGTGTCCACGATACGCTTTTCCTTTTGGGTGTTGTGCCTGACCTCCTCGATTGTTACTGGGTATATCTTGCCCACGTAGGGCTTAAGGATCTCAGCAAACATCCCGTCACCGAAGTTGCTTTCGATGATGATCGAGTTGACCTTGTTGTCTTTTGCCTTGATAGCCAACACCTTAAGAACATTTTCTTCGTAGCCTCCTTGAAGGCCACCTACGTCAGTGGCGTATAAGTATCCGTTGAGCATCTTGACAACTGCCCACGATGTTTCGTCCTTTCCTCGGCCTGAAGGGTCAATCGCAAGGACACTTCCAGTGAACGGAACGTGATCCCCAACTACCTTGAAAGGACGATAGAATCTGTCCCCAGTGAACCCTACGTTAGGCACTGAGCTATCCCAAGCGTTCTCAGGTGCTTGTGCCCACACCAACTTCTCAGGAGCAGTGTCAGTGTCGATGTCCATGACAATCAAGTCATTGATCTTCAACGGGTAACGATCCAAGTCAGACAGCTTGGGATCGAGCATGAACTGCATAGCAAACCCTGTCTTACCATAGGATGCTTCACGTTCTGCAAGGTCGATATCGTCAAACCTAGAAGGCTCAGTGGGTGTTCCCTTGTCCTCATCGCTTACGCAAAGATCAGAAACACTTCCCTTGTAAACCTTTTCATTCTTGGATGTTGTTACCTTTCTAGCTGGCCAGACCTTGTTACTGTAACCCCGCTCGGCAAGTTTTGTATATACACTGTCTTCACACTGAGGTGTGCCAAGGAAAAGGATTCGACTTTCGTCATTGGGCTTAAGGATAGCTTCAAACTCCTTGATCTGCTCAGAGAGTTTATCACGCATCGATTGCGTTGCAGAGTTATTAGGAACCTCCACATCGTCAGCAACAATGATGTCAGCACGACTTCCTGTAAGCTGCGAGGTGATACCAAGAGACTTTACAGAGGGAGCGTGAGACGCATTGGCTGGGCCTACGTCAAAGGAGATTTTGGAAAACCTTTGCTTATCACCAGGAATAAGGTGAGTGAGAATAGGCATCTCATGGATCAACCGAAGGGTGAACGTAGAGAAGTCATCAGCACGGGTCTTGGATGCTGAAACAACCAAGATGTTCTTTTGAGGATCTAAAAGTAACTGGTGAACTACAAAGGCTGAACAGATCCAAGATTTCCCTACACCCCGAAAGCCCTCAACAATGGAGCGTGATGGGCCTTTCTGCATCCACTCAGCTATCTCGTATTGGATAGGAGTAGGTGCAGGAAGGTTAAGGTGAGACCAAGTAACCCAAAGAAAGTTACGGAAGTCTTTCAGCTTTTCAGGGATGTCATTCATCTAAGCCAACAACCATATCAGTTGCGTCCTCAAACGGAAGCAGATTCACCAGCGACTCCAAGGGAGAATCCACAGAGGCACTTGCGGTGATGTTGTTGTCCTTCAGCATCTGTCGGGCTGCGTTAAGAACAGCAGGTGCGGCTTCTCCACTTTGAATCTGATCGATGAATTGATCGATAAGAAGGTCTTGGAGTTCTTCCATCTTCAGGCTTCTTGCCTTGTTACTTTGCTTACTCATACAGTTATGTTACTTTTTAAGTTCCTTGATTATCTTGACTCCAAGGTAGGTAATTGTAGCCAAGCCGACACAAATAGCGACCATCGTATTCACTTGTTCTAAGGTGATGTTAGCAATCAAACCCAACGTCCCAACAATCGCGGTGTGATTAGTAGTGTTCATCTTAACTGCTTAAGGTGCTTCCAAACACTACGAAGTTAATCTTGTAGGAAGTCGCGTCATTACTACTAGACTCAAGATCAAAATAAGTCGCGGTTTTGGATATGACTTCTACGTTAAAGGAAGAATTAGTGGATGTATGCTCCATTATAGCAACTACAGTATAGTTAGCATCATCAAGAGCAGTAGTGAACGTGATACGCCTTACGTCTTCACTGGGTTCACTTACTGACCCAACATTATAAGAACCTGATTCCAAAGCAGGAGCGGAGGTGTCGTAAGTTACTACTCCGTAAGCCCTCGGAGAAAACGGAGAATACTTCAAGACATCAGGAGTTACTACACCTGCTGTGCTTTGTCCCTCCATCTCAGCAGTGGTAGCTACGTCAACCTTAGCATAGGTAATAGCATCATCAGCGATCTTTGCGGTTGTGACAGCATCATCAACAATCTTAGCGGATGTCACAGCATCATCAGCGATCTTAGCGGTTGTTACAGCATCATCAGCAATCTTTGCGGTGGTTACACTGGACGCAGCAAGTTTGGCTTCAGTAACACTCAGGGCCGCAAGTTTAGCTGTAGTCACAGCATTGTCTTCGATGTAAGCAGTTGTGATCACCGAAGGGCCACCAGTTCCAAGATCCGAAGCGTCCTCAGAGACCTCTTGAGCAACAAAGAGACTTTGCTTGTAAGCGTTGTCTAAGTCGGTTTCGCTGAGTGTCCCTCCGTTCTTGAAGTCCACTAAGGCTTGCGTAGTGCTTGCCCTGTAGACACGAATGAGGTCAAAGGTTGCGTCAATGGTTGCCCAAGAAGCAACAAGACAAGTGATGGTTTTAGTGGAAGAGCTTAAGGTGTAATTTACGCTTTCTTCCAATATCGTGCGAGTGCTTGTGTCGGAGTCAATACCAACCACAACGATGTCACTGTCCGAAAGGGAATCGAATCCGTAGGTAATACTGGAACCTGCGACATCGTCTGT